ATCGGCACGAACGCGCCCTTCTCGTTCACAAACGACCCCGAGAAGTTGTACTCCTCGGCATAATACTGATCAGCCGCCACCAAACGGGTCACATCGCCCGTCGTTGCATAGGTCGGGAACGGTCCCTTGATCATCAGGGGCTGCAACACGCGATGCGCCACCAGCTCACGGTTGCCCGCGATGATCAACGTATCCGGGAACTCCGTCGAAGCGAATATCGGCTTGCCTTTCACCACACCGGCAAAGCCTGCCGCGTTCAGGAACACATTCGGGAAACCCGTCCGCATGAAACCCTCCCAATTGCTGAGACGGTCTGCATTCGTCACGCTCATCAGGTAAAAGGTCGGTTCATAGAAACGGTTTGCCACGATCACATTCGCATTGCCCATCAGCGCCACCAGGTCAGCCAGGTCGTCCTGTGTGGCTCCCACGGTCCATGTATCAGTACTGTTGCTCGCCACTGCCTTGACCGCGCTGAACGCCGCATACAACAGACCCTGATCGATCTTGCGCCGCATCTGCTTGATGAGATTGGTCATCGTGCGACCGACCACATCCCAGCCGAGTTGTGACCGGCTGAACACGATCGCCTCGCTGGAGATCTGATCAGCAAGACGGTCAGCCGCGGCTTCGATGGTCTGATAGGTCAGCGAGGTCGAAACGCGCTCGATCGGCGCCATCTCGCCGTCCCGGATCGCCGTATATGTGTAATCCACCAGCACATCGTTCGTACCAATATCGCCAGCCGCCAGGAACTTGATCCGACCGCCCGCATAATCGATCACGAAATCGGTGCCTTCCACATAGGTCGTTCCAGCCGGGTTGCTGGTCACAGCCACGCCCGCCGGAGAAATGCGACCATGCGACAGGTTATACCAGGCACCCTCTGCGCCGCCTGCCTCCACCTCGTCAGTGATGGTTACGGCATAGCCGCTCTCACCGGAGGTCGCCTCAAAATACAGACGGGTCGGGCTTGTGGCGATCACACCCACATCGAAGATATTTGCCGAAACCAGATCGGGGAAGGCTTCCTCGATCATCGCGCGGCTCACGCTATATGGTATGTTCAGGTCGCCGGTCTCTGTCGCCTCCTCCAACATGCGACTTTCAGCCATCAACTCACGCTGGTGCAGGGCATCGAAACGTTCCAACAAAGCCAGCGTGAAGATTTGCGCCGGGCTTTCTGCCCGCATCTCGCTCATGCGCTTCGAGCGGTTCTGATTCTTGCGAATGGATTCGGTGATCTCGAACGAAGCCCGCGCAAACTCCGGCGTGCCCGTCTCATTCTCCAGCACATCCCCCAGCACCTGGATCGTGCGTTTCTTCTCATCGAAACCCATGCCCACCAGCAATTTCTTGGAAGCCAGCTTGCCGTATTCCCTGGTCTTGCTCTCGGCAAACTTCTTCACCGCTTCCGGTGTGGCAAGTTCAGCTTCCTTGATCGATTCGATGAAGGCTTCGTTGAGTTCCTTCCCGAATTTCAGATCCTTCGTCGCCTCCGTTATGGCATCCTCAACGGCTTTCTTCGCGGTCATCGCATCATATAGCTTCGCCTTATCCGCATTGCCCTTCACCGCCTCCATGATGTTCGCATTCGCATCGATCCCCAGCGCCTTGCGGAGCGTTTCATCCAGCGCCTTCAACTGGTCTTCGCCCATCTTATTCAATTGGGCTTCCGTCACGCCGGGGAACAATTCAGGATGTTCCGTGCGCAATTTCATAAGTTCTTCTAACAGGTTCATTTCATCCTCCGATGATTGATTTTGAGATTCGATTAATTCGGCGGCATTCTCGAACGACGGTTCCAACACCAGGTCAAACCCGGTGATATGTAACTCCGTCACTTCAAAAACTTTATCCTCGCCCTTGCCAATAGATTTGCCTTCTCCGTACCCACGCAGGGACACACCGGGCATAACGCCATTTTCCATAAGAGCCAGGAGATTTTTACCTTTATCGGTTTCTATAATTGTTCCAGTCACATCCACATCTTGTCCATTGAATGTGATCTCATCCCATCGAACAATCGTTTCCAAAAGGTTTGCACGCCCGTTCTTATCAGATGGATGTTCCGCCTCGCCGAGCACCTGAATAGCACGCCCCTCCCGTGCTGTCTCATGCAGATGACCGCCTAATTCGGCAATAGCTGCTGAGACAACCTGAGCGGGATATCGGCGTTTATTGCCATTGACAATATCCGCCGTGATAGCCTTTTCAACTTTTAATTGGCGTGGTTTGCCTTCCTCACGTTCTTTCAAGACAATCCGCGCTTCAATTAATTCCTTGAACCTTTGACCCTTCTTAATTTTCTTTTTGCCTTCGCTCACCGCCACATCTACTGCCCGCGTCTGCGGCTGATAGGTCAACTCAACGATCTCCCACACATCACGCGCCGCGAACGTATACACATCGCCGCTCTTAGTGAACGGGACCATGTAAAACTCGCTGGGCATCAACTCAGGCGAGCTGTAAGACTCAACCACCACATGATCCGCAAACGAATCCACAATATAAAAATTGGGACCCATATCGTTATACGGGAACTGCCTGCGGAACTGTTGATTGATCCAATCCCTCGTATATTCCAGCGATCCCTTCACCAGCTCCGTGATCAACTTGCCTTTACTAATTTTCTTAGTCATAACTCTTCTCCTCATGTCGTTGCGAGACGCGCTCTTGCTCTTCGCGGCGAAGCAATCTCGCACTTTTCGGTTGCTCGAATATTCCATTCGCCGCCAGCAACGCAACGGGCGGCTGTGTCTGACCACTGATCACCCACAACCAAACCTTCCCAAATAACAAAGCGGATAATCGCTCACGCCACGTCATCTTCCAAAGCGAGATACATTGCGTCCCATCGCTGAACACCGGCAGGCTTCCACATTCTTCATCCGTCATGCCTACCGGCTTCAACAAATTTTTATTTGCCTGCTCGAAATTCATCGGTTCCATAATTGCTCCTGAATATTGACCGCTGACTGCTCCCCGTTAAACGCCATCAGCTCCTCCGCACTCACCACTACCGCCGCCGAACTCGCCGTCCTTCCATCCCCGCCTGCATCTTCCGCGATCATCTGTACCCCCCCGCTCACCGAATCAATATCATCATCCTCCCTCGCCGTGGGACCGAACGCCGCCGCGATCCGCAGGAAACCCAAATTCCAGGTTCCCCGCACCAGGAACACCTTCCCGCTCTTCGTGCGACTTCTCCAGGCGCTTGCGCGGTCCTCCTTGCTCCCATGCGGGATCACCGATTCCATCGTGATATTTGCCAGCCGCTTATCCTTCTGCATCTCCTTGAAAACCAGCAATTGGAACGCCACATCCTCGAAGCCCCAATGCGTTCCGATCTCCGCATCGCTCAACATCAACGCCTTGCAATGCGTCAGGAACTCATCCAGGTTTCGTTCCTTCAACGGATCGCGGATGATCAGATCGCCCTGTTCGTTCATCGCCACCGCATAACACGCATTCAGATCGCTCGTGCTCGTCTTCCCCAAAGCCAGGTCTGCATAGCGGAACCATGTCAAACCGTCCGGTCGCTTCTCGATGATCTTGAAATCATCCTCATCGAAGAAATTTCCCTGCGCCAGGCGCGGCATCTGCTGGAACTGTGCCGCGAACTCAAAGTCCTCCATATTCACAGCCAGCGCCTTCAACTGTGCCGCAGAATGTTTCTTCTCCCACAACGGCTCGCCTGGCTTGCGTCCCAATTGATCGCCGCCCATCGGGATATAAATGCCGCGCAATAAATTCTCAACGAACTCTTCGTGCGTCTTCGGATATTGATCTTCCTCCAGCGCGATCGCAGGCATCATAACCACCTCCCATTGATCCGCATCCGGGTCGCTCACCATCGCCCGCAGCAACTGCCCCCCCAGGTCTTCCACATCCCAGCGCGTCATGATTAGCACGATCGCGCCGTTGTCTTCCACGCGCGTATAAGCCGTGGAGCGATACCACTCATACGAATCTTCCCGCAAATTTTCAGAAGACGCTTCTTTCCTCCCCTTGACCGGATCATCAATATCGAACAGATTCCCGCCGAAGCCTGTGATACCGCCGCCCACACCTGCCGCCAGCATCCCGCCATTCCGGTCCGCGATCTCCCACGAAGCGCTTGCCTTGCTCTCAGGGTCCAACATTACCGGCTCATTCGTGGATGACAATTGACCGAACACCTGCGAATATTCCTCGCTCATGATCATGTCACGCACAGCCTTCGAATGTTTGCTCGCCAGGTCCGCATTATACGAAGTCAAAATGAAGCGCAGATCCGGGTTCTTCCCCATCAACCAGGCGGGAAATTTGCGTGATGCCGTCTGGCTCTTCCAATAACGCGGCGGCATGAACACCATCAACCGGCTGATGCCTTCCTTGCCGCCGCTCAAAATATACTTCGCCACCTCTTCCAACTTGCGCGCCAAAAACTGCACATGCTTCGCATCGATCGGATGCTTCTTATCCACATGCCCGCAGAACGCCAAAAAATCACGCTCCGCCATCAACCGGCTGCGCAACTCATTCTTGACCGCGGCACGCTTATCACTCGTTGCCATCGTCCTCTTCCTCTCCCCCTAAATCGTGCTCTTCTATTTGGGGGGATGTCTGCATACTCGCAGACAGGGGGGTCTCTTCCTCTGTCAGCTCCTCCTCCAACTCCTTCATGATCTCCAGCGCTTCTTCACCCAGCACTTCCAACAATTGCGCCGTGGTCAATTTCTTCAACTGACCCAAAACTTTATGACCGACGCCCAAACCCTCACGACTTTCGATCTTCTGCCTCGGCGTGTAATCCTTCGTCATCTCAAAGAACAGACGGCGGTCCGGGTTCGCGCGATAACTCGGGTCACTTGCCACACTCCCCAGCGCATGGAATGCGCCCGGGCGATATTCCAACATCGCCTCCGCCTGCAGCTGCGAGATCATCATATCGATCTCAGGATACTTCTTTCGCCAGGTCGCGATCGCGCGGTCCGATGTCAAACCCAACACCTCGATCGCCAATTGATCCTGCGTCGTGGGATAGCGATATTTCTTAGGCATCGTCGCCCACGCCACATACGCAGCGATCCGCGGACGCACATTGGAATTCAACAATTGCTGATACACATCCGCCCACGAAGGGATCTCCTCCGTGCCTTCGATCTTCCCCATATCCTTCAGCATCTTGACGAACATCATTTCCTTCGCCCGCACATCCGCAACGGAAAGCAAAACCTTATCATCGGCTTCCTCGGCATTCTGAAGACCGCTGGCAAAATTCTCCAACTCCAACTGCGTTATTTTTCGTACCATTTATTTTGTGCCCTTCACACTCTTGCTGGGCGCCGGTTTCTCAAGCACAGCTATCCGCGTTTCAAGCGCCCTCATCCGCTGCTCTATCCCATCCATCCGCTCATCCAACCCATCCATCCGTTCCACCATCCGTGCATCCATCCGTTCATCCGTTCCCATCCGTTGAGTACTCACCATCTGCGCCTTTGGATGATTATTCACCCTCAGTCCCACAAAACGCAATTGACCTCCGCCTGTGTTCGAGCTGACTCGTCCCCACACGATCCCATCCTTCTCTTGATACACCTCGTACACCTTGAACGGCTCACCGTTGAAATACCTGCCCTTCAAGTTTGCATCCACCAGCGTGGTCATCGCCGCGCGGATATTCATATTTCCGAGCGCGGTGTAGTCACCAGGTCTGAATTCTTCTTCCATCGTGTTCTCCTTTCAAATATCCACAATAACGATCTTCATGGGCTGGTATTCCTTATCCAGCCCCTTGATCAATTCACCCAGCTCATCGCTGTCCATCTCGTGCTTCAAGATCGTAATGCTTTGAACATGATCATCAGGCAGCCATACGATCTTGATTGTATATTTATCCTTCTGCCTGTTTTCGCTTTTGATCTCTGGCATCATCGTCACGTCCTTACCGGCTTTTTCATTTCAAGATCTCTGTTCGTCCTGGTAAGCAGCTCGTGCATGCTCTTTTCCTTTTCCAGCAAAATCTTTTGCCCTTCCGTCTGTGCGGTTTGCAAAGCCAGCGCAATCGAGTTCATGCTTTCGAGTTGCGTTCTAAGCGTTTCCACAATGGTCGAATCCTTCGCCAGATTCCGCAATAACTCTAATTGCTTCGTATTCTGTTCGAGTTGCGCGTCCCGCGATTGCAGCCGGTCCGTCAGCACCTCGATCTTCCGATCCTTTTCCGTGACTGCTTTTTCAAGTACAACGTTCTCGGCGTATAAATCAGTATTTTGATCCTGTAATTTTTTAAGAAGCGAGCTGAACTTTTCAAACGCATCCACATCCGTGCTTTCCTTCCCCGACCGGATCGCCTCCGCCTCCGCCAATATCTTTTCGCGCTCAGCCGCCACCTTCCGTCGCGCAAAGATCAGACCCGCCACCCCGCTGATAAACCCCAGCGTCCCGATGATCAACGACACAAGCTCACTGGTCATTCATCAGGTCCTATCAACTTTCTTTGCCCACTCCCTGGCTTCCAAACCGGCGAGCAGGAACCTCTCAGCGAAGTCAATAACAAATTGATATGACTCCAAATGGGCTGGCACGGTTCCTGAGATGGTGATGGTTGGCAATGCCAGCCGCCCATCCATCGTATATCTTTGTAGCACAGTGATATAAATTGCATCTCTTGTATTCGTTGTGTGCCGGACATAAAAAACACGTTTATGCGCTTCACCATCCAGCAGGATTTCACGCGCCCGCAGTACTTTGTCAATATCTGTATCGTCAAAGAAATCCCGTTGCTCCATATTAAGTTTAATTTTTCCACAAACTCTTGTACCCTTTGGCGTGCAGCTCCGGCTTGATCCCCAGCCACGACAACACGAACAGGATCACACCCAAAAGCGTCTCGGTCGTAAATGGAAAACTCGGCGCAAAGTACGTGATCACGAAAATAATGAAGCCCGCCACCAACTGCCAGAACGCCAGGGTATTTCCGATCCCGCTCGCCAGGGCGCCGCTGAAACCCTTCGCCCTGAATGTGGGCGACACCCCGATCAGACCCAGCACAAACACCACCAGCGCCAGGATATTCGCCTCACTCAGCGGAAAGCCCGACTGATAAAACTTCACCACAAAAGCGATCAACCCCACCAGCAAAGTCCAGAACACCAGGCTCTTGAAAATAGGTGCATTCATATTCTTGCTCCTTCTTTCTTCCCTTCCTCCTCTGCCCCCTTTCTCCGGCGATGTTCTTTCGCAGGGGAAAGGGCGGGGGGATAGGGGTTAAACGCAAAACGCCCGATGTCAAATGACATCGGGCGCTACATCGATCACATACCCATCAAACAAACGGGTTGCGCTTTCTTACACCCCAATTTTAACAGCATTCACCTCTCTGTCAAGAGAGAAAAGCTAACCACTAACCTTCGCCAAATTCTTCTTCCTCGTCACCTTGCGCACATGCCCTCTCAGCAACTGTGCCTGCAATTGCTCTTTTTGATCTGGTCGCAGATCCAAAATCAGATCTGCCAGCGCCTTTACAGAAATATCCCACAGCTCTACCTGGTCGCAGATATCACAACGCACCGGCATCCTCCCCACCAGCGGACCGATCATCAAATCCACTTCTGCCGGACGCTCCGCCATCAGATCCACCGCATGACGATACAACATCAATTGCGGGATACCATCCCCATTCAGCCGGATCATCCCCAAAGCGTGCTCATTTTTACAATGCCATTGCTTCAAATCCATATTAGCCTCCAACCATCACACATCGTTCCAGGCACCACTCCGCCTCGAACAACATCACACCATCCACTTCCCACTCACCACTTTCCACTCCCCTCGGCATCTTCCTCACAAACGCATACCCCGGCTTCTGCTTCGTCTGCACAAAATACCACTCCGCCAAAAACTCAATGATCTCACTCACGTGATACCCCTCCCCCTCCATCAACCTCCAACAAGCCAGCCGCCGCACTCTCCCCTCGCCACACGCCCCACGCACCTCCACCACCCCCCTCACCGGATAAGTCACCTCCCCATAAAACAGACACAACGCCGCCGTCTCCCATGGCTTCATCGTAGCAAACTCCCGCGCCGCACCCGGCACCAGCGACCATAACAACGCCTCACTCATGCGCTGATCGCTGATCACCCTCACCAGCTTCATCCCATCCGCTGACAATTGATTCAACACAATCTCGATCATGATGGAAACTCACTCCATTCTCGACCATCCAACAAACGCCCGGCTTTATGCTTCCCAACTTTGATCATCTCACCGTGATCTCTCATCGGCTTTACAATTCCATCCGAAGAAGTGATGGTGCCCGTGATATTGGGTGCCCATTCTCCCCACTGTTTGAATAAAAACGGTACGCTCGCCGCATCGCATTCATCCCGCAGCGATCGCGCCCAATTCGGGTGCATCGGTCGCGCCTGCGGACCACTCTCCCCGCCACAGATCACCCAATCAATTGCGCCGTGCTTTAATGTCTTGAAACCAGCTCGAGCTCGCCTTCTCTCTGTCCATTCTCGATGTTCAGGATTACCAACCAGATCATTTCCATAATTGACCCAATCCAATTCAGCTTCGCATTCCTCCACAAACTCCTCAGGTTCATCGTCATGGTCCCATTCTGCATTGACTTCATCCCAGGCTTCATCATCAGGTTCAACCGCCTCGCTCAAATCAATATGACCAAGCAACGGCTCACACGAAAGGAAGCGCACCTTCGCTGGAATTCTCAACAACGCCGGGACGCGTTCATCCGCATACTTCTGACTCTCCACTGATGTTCCCATCCAAATATTCTGCGGGAAGTTATTGAGCCAGGTATAAGGGATCATATTCGTCACCTTCTCCGGTCGCTTTGTCAACAACAACCAATCTAAATTCGGCGTGGCTTCGATCAAGGCAAATAATTCCGAGCGCCACTCATCCAACTGTGGATTGTCTTCAAACATATCCGCCAGCGATGCACAAAACATCCGCTGTCGGGTTATCTCTGTGTTGAAACTTTTGCACGATGGACATATTTCCCTCTCCCAATCAGCATGTGCCAATGTATCATCATGCGAACCGCGCCATCCACAATCATGGCATTCATACCAATTATTTTTATTCCATCGCAGCGGCTTCTTCCACGTCTCGGCGCTCGTCCGCACCCGCGCCCCTTGCGGACCCCACTTCACCTTCCCATAGCGATGATCCATCATCGTCTCAGCATAACAATGCTGGCAACCCGGCGAAACCTTCGTGCATCCCATCCATGGATTCCATGTACTATCAGTCCATTCGATTTTGCTATTCTCTGCCATATCAAATTACCTTTCTCCCTTCCCCCGTTCAGGGGGAAGGGTCGGGGATGGGGGTCTTCACCTCCAATAAATCACTTCCAACTCATTCAACCGCACCTCCACCGGATACCGCTTGAAAAACTCAAAAAACTCCATGTGATTCGCAAACCCATCGCGGATCGCAAACCGCAGCGTATCATCCAGCGACAACATCCTGCCGTCCAACACCACCCGCCCAAAATCCGCATAAATGATCACCGGCGCCAGGGAAATACATTTCACCTCCGCGATCAACTCACACTGTTTTGTTCGCTGACCCGTGTACAACATCAACCT